CGGCCTCCTCCACCGCCCCCGTCTGTTGCCCAACAGAAGCCTAACAAGCCTCTGTCTCGCAACGAGCGGTCATTCGTGACCGTCTCTCACCGTCAGGTGAGGACGCAGCAGTACGCCCTTCGCGATGAAGCGCGCCGATCTCATCGGTGCTATCTTCGTGCGCAGGACGCAGCCCGGAAACTCATCCCCCCCGTTTCAAAACCAAGTGTTTTGATTCCGCGGACTTCTGAGCGTGCTGATTTATCAGTAAAGCTCTTTAAGTTGTTCGCGAGATTGAAACCCATTTGGGAGTTTGGAATTCACTGGGATTTAACAGATCGTGCATCGGTTACCCAGCTCGTTGAGCGATATATTCATCACATTACCAACGTGAGAAGTTGGAAGTCGAATGTGATCAATAAGGATCGTCAACTTGCTGGGTGGATTGGTGCCCAAGGATCTCAAGGAACAGCTAGATCACTGGCTGTTCATTTTGGAGCAATTTATGGATCACCTGAGTGTAAATATGTGCGAGATCTTGAGCGTTTGTCAGTCTCCCCTCGGCAACGAGAGGAGTTTTACGCAAAGGAACAAGCATTGTTCGACGATCAGTGGGATTCATCGGAAGTTGCTGTAACAACTGCTTTTATCGCCAGTTTAGCAGCAACTGCAGGACTTCTTTTTCACTGGTCTCTTCAAAAGGTGACCAGCAAGCTTGTTGCGAAGGTTGATGATTATCATCATCAGATCTCCGTAGCAACATCGCGCGTTGAACGGCAAGCCATGATTACTGCGCAAGAGACTGTACAGGAAACTCAGCGCATGGTTGATGGTGTTTTACAGCATATGGAGATTTTACGAAACACAGCGGCCACAACAATGGCCCTGTCGGCAAATGATTTAATGATGAAAGCAAACGACGTCGTAGAAGTCGTCGATGACCATTTGACCGACGCATTCGGTCCACTCAAGCAGTTTTGGAAGAAGTGCAATGAGTATTGGTCAGCGTGGTTTGATAAGACAATTTTAGGAATTAATTTACCAAAGCTTTTTATCATGGCTTTGCGAGCATTTTTCATTACGGTGATCTTCCGATTTATAATATCGGTTGCATTACCAAGTCTTGTATCATTATTGACAACATTTTTGTTATCGGTATTACCAATGCCGATTGTATCATTAACTCAGAGATTTATGTCAATGTTTTCTGCCTCAGAGGAACCCAAACCTCAAGGCAAATTTTCATTCAGACTTGGAGACATTTTTAATGGCCTCTGGTCAAGTCTTCCTGACCCTCCCAAAGGCTGGATGCCTCGGGACGGTTGGGGAGACCGTATTCCTCGATTTTCAAACATGGTGAAAGCCATTGAGTATTTAACTTCGATTGTATGGAAGTTGTTGGTGTGGTCATATTCCTTTATCACAGGACAACCCATACCAACAAATCCGTTGGAAGTCGAATTATGTAATATTATTAAGGAATTTGATGAGTATCGGACTCAATTTTTATCATATGACAAGTCGTGGGCTTCTGTATTCAGAAAGTTCCCGCGGTTTGTTATGAGTATTCCGGCATTTGCGAAGCGTGCACAAGTAGCACATGAGCAGATGCTCCGTGATAAGTCGACATCAGCGATGGTGTCACGTTCATTTACGGAGTGTTTGAAACATGTACTTGATTGCAAAGCATCAGCAGAGATTTTTGTTCGGACAGCGTCAGAGCGTCCGTGTACTTTATGGATTAATTTATGTGGTCCTCCGAACAGTGGGAAGAGTTATTACTCAACCTATTTGTGTCGGACGATTCCGAAAGCGATGTATCATATTACAAAGGATGAGAAGTACAATCTTCCGGTCACGTCAGATACGTTCCACATACCCAAAGGTGAAATATACTTTGATAAGTGGGATGGACAAGTCGTGATGTCGCAAGACGACATTTTCCAGTCAACAGAGACTGATGAGCGTCGAGAGATGGCGCTGTTTTTATTTACGTTAGTTTCAACATGTCCGTGCCCCCTATTGGTGGCCGACATGGAGAACAAGTGTAAGTTATGTACATCAGAATTTTTTATTTCAACATCCAACCAATCGTATTGGGATGATCTTGGGGTAACCAATCCTCAGGCTCTTCGTGATCGATGTGCGTTGAATCTTCTTGTAATTATGTTGGATAAGGATGACAATGAGGTCAATGATCCGGAACTGTGTGTTCGTCGGGTCTTTCGACTTGCAAAAGGGTGCTACAGACGTTTGAATGAGATAATACCTCAACTCAAACTTGTAGATGCCCAGGGAAATGAAACCTCAGAGCTAACAGAGCAACAGTTGCCTAAGTTGGCAGCCGAGCTCTTTTTGGCAATGAAGTCTCATGATTCATTTAATTTTCCAGAGTATGATCCAGATCAGCATTTGTGCTGGTCTCTTCGGTCCACTCGTTTTAAGTATAAGAGTGAAACTTTTCCAGTGGCGGTAAGTCCGCCCTCACCAGTGTCCTTTGTGGATACCGGTGCAGGAGTTTTTATGCCAGCCCAAGAGATGTCTTCTCCTCCAGTGGTGGATGAGAATGGGATACCTTTTGGTGTTGTACCAGGGTCTCGCCCTGCTCATCGGCATGGGCAAGGAAGTTTATTAGCGCAGCCGACTATTCGCCTAGCCAAGGGAAGTGTATTTGGGAGACTAGTAGAGGAGGAAGAGTATGATTCAGATGATGAAGAAATTTCTCCCTCAAGTCTCCCGAAGCCACAGACCTTGCGTGAAGGTGTGATGCCTGCGTATTGTGAATCGCTTGTAAGATTACGTGTAAGATTAGATGATGATATACATAAGGCATTTTTGGCATATTCAGAGTTATCGTTTTTAGAAGCACTTCAACGTCAGAATGTTGGATTGCTTGTTTTGTTGACGCCATACTACCGTTTGGCCCCATTTGATTTGGTGAAAGATGGATTGCGTGAAATGGAGTTTCATACACATCCAGATCGCAAGCATGACAATCTAACACCAAGAGCAATGTTTTTAAGGCTATTGCATTCAAGTTATGTTGGAAATGAGTTGGCTGACCTGCGCTCCTATGTAAAAGCAGGTGGGGCCAAGTATGCGATTCCGTTTGGCATCGAAGAAACTGTTACCTGGTTAACATCAGGTTTCATAGGTCGACAGCCAACTCGTGCGATGGGCCATTCATTTGAAGCTCATCCTGGAGATCCAATGGCAGTACATCACTTGCGTGGCACACAACCCGGCGAGTGGCCGTGTCCTACTGGACCGACTACAGTTGAGGAGTGTGACTACCAGTTTAAGATGGTGTCAATTGGTGTTTTTATGCGAACAGTATCAATATTTGTTGTAACATATTTTACTGTAAAGTTAGTTTTTAGTTCAATCAAGAAATTATTTAAGATGCTTTTCGGACGCAAGATGGAACCATCGGAGCAATCCGGTCTACCTTCAGCGTCTGCAGAAGCTCGTGCGATGTCAAAGCCGCACGTGCATGTAACTCGATCTGTCAAGAAGGTTGTTCACCAGCCGACTGCACAGTCAACATCATTCCTTCACTCTCAGACGATGGAGACATTGCCAGGAGTGGAGTCGAAGATATTTAATAATATATTTTATGCATCGTTTGCAGGACATCGGAATTTCTGTTTAGGATTGTTTGGATCAACCTTTGTGGTGTGCGCTCACACCGTACGCCACATGGGTCCAGGCATGATAATTCAGTTGAATCCTGATGCATTCGGCTCACTTGTAGATATTCAGTGGGACGATTGCGAAGTATTTTCTTTTTCGGGAGATCTATCAGGTCCTCTTTGTTTTATTTCACATAAATTATTTGTAGGAAAGTTTCAAGATATTCGCACATTTTTCTTTAATACCTCCCCAACCCGTGGTGAGGCATTGCGAATGCGACCGACAAAGGATGCCCGTCAGAAGTGGGCACTTGTCGAGTTGGAGCGAACAGCTTCTTTCCAACATCTTGAGTCCCCGATCACGGCCTGTGATTGGCGGATTTCCAGCATGTCTAATGCTGACGGCTATTGCGGTTTACCGTATGTTGCTGAAGTTGGTGGAAAGAAGGGAGTGTTTGCCATTCATGGAGCAGGCTTTCCGGAGGATAAGATTTCCTTTGCACATTCGATTTCATCGGATGATGTAGAGAATGTATTTAAAGCGGTTGGTGGTGAGCCGTCAGCGCAATCCCGTTTTACGGGTGAGCAAGACGATTTTCCACCTCTCCGAATTGATCTTCAACAAGGTCAAATGCATATACCAGGAACCCATCCCTTAGGGAAGCTAGAGCGACCCTATTCACTTTTGCAGCATTCAAGTTTGGTTTTGACACCTCAACATCCGCGAGGTAAAGACCTGTCGGACGACGGGGGTTCGATGCATCTTCAGTATCATCCTACCCGTCGTCCAGCAGTTCTTTCACCTTCAGCAGAACATCCGTTCCCGGCAGCAATGCCGTTGAACAAGTTTGGTGTCATTAAAGGGAAACCTAATCTGTCGCCACCGATAGATCCAGACCTTTATGCAGGAATGCCATATGAACATTTATTACCTCCGGCTTTTAAGGAACCAGAGAGATTATTAACATATGAAGAAGCTATCCGTGGCAGAGAAGGATTCCCTGCGCTGGATTTAACACCCAGCCCAGGATATCCCTATGTCACGGAAGGCAAGCGCCGATCTGATGTCTTGTTTCAGGACGGACAGATTCGGCCAGAGTTTTTACAACAGTGCGCTAGGTTGGAGAACCGGTTGGAAACAGCCGTTGTACCTACACTTGCGTGCATGCAACAGAAGGATGAACTCCTTCCTTATGAAGACGTAAAGAATGGAAAATTGCGTCTATTTAATATTGTTGAACTAGTACATGTAATACTATGTATTTGTATATTTGCACCGCTTCAAAAAGCAGTCCAAACGTCGCCGTGGTTCACCCCGATTTCGATTGGGATTGATCCACATTCGATGTGGGGAATGTTTCATGACCGTTTACGACGGTGTGGAATTTTAGCGTGTGCAGGAGATTTTTCAGGGCATGAGTTTACATTGCCCGCGGAATTTGTACAGTTATTTATTTTGTTTTGCAACATGGTCCACCCTTTGTCAGAGCGGTGGACTCGGATTCGTGCGAATTTAATTTATTCAGTATGTCATCCAATTTATGTTTTTACCAATTGTGTTTTTACGACCATGAAGGGACAGGGCTCAGGTTCACTCCTGACTGCTTTCTTTGCGTCGTTTTGTACATGGTGTTTTCATGTATTGGCCGCACGAAACCTGGGGTGGAAAGATTATGAGATAAAGGAACGCCTAGAAATGGGCTTCGTAGGTGACGATTCCGTTGTCACCGTTTCTCCTGACTTCCCCGAGTTTAACATGCGGTATTTAAGTGAGTTTGCACCGTCTCTAGGAATGGTGTATACTTCAGCAACAAAAGGCGAAGTGGTGCTCCCATTCGTCTCTCTATATGAGTTAGAATACTTGAAGCGAAAGTTTGTCATATTTTCGGATCGATTGGTGCTTGCACCTCTCCGGATTTCATCGATATACGAGTCGCTCATGTATGAGCAGAAGGGCGCGACGATCGAGGACCGCCGTAACACGTGGACCTCGGCTCTTTTAGAACTTCGTCATCATTCACCTGCACAGTATAACGAGATACTTCGACTTGCGGAACGCTACTTTCGGATCCTCGGTACAACTTTTGTTGCACCGACCTACCAAATTGCCTTCCAACGTCTCTCTCGTGATTCTGTCTAGTGTGGAAATGGGGGTTAGCCTTCCCCTCTCTTTGGAGATTAAAAAGGCAACAAGGGTGGTTACCTCCGACAAAATAACCAAACTGGGAAACCAGCAGGCTGCGGTTAAGACGGTGCCAAAGCTTGAAACTCAGGCCACCCACTTGACACGTTGGGAGCTGCTCACATTAACTGTGTCGCCGATCTGCAGAAGGTAACCTCCTCCTTTGGAGCGCAAGACCTCAATTCCCCTACCGACTCTTCCCGCACGGACACGATTAACACGTCTTTGCAGGACACGGGAACAGTTCTGTCGGTTGTAACATCAGAACCTCTTTTAAAGAATATTTATCCATTACCGGACCAGACGCCAAAGGAGATGCTCCAGCGTCTTGTGGCTCTTCCGCCAGGAACATGGGGAACGGCGGCCGTGGAAACGGTCACTGGACCCCTGGCAGCAATCGATCCGTGGTACCAATTGCTTCAGAATCAGACAATTTCAGATATTTTGAAGTATTATGTGTATTTTCGTTCAGACGTTGAGTTCCAATTCCGTCTTAATAC